CAAATGTACCTGAAGTTGTAGTGTTAACGTTTGCACCTTTTTTTGCTTTTTCGTAAATTGTTCTTACTACTTCTCTGTTGATCTCAGCAAGGATCTCAGCAGATAAGATGTTAGCCAATTCAGTTTCAGCGTCTAAACCGTGGATCGCTTTTAAGTCTTGAGCAAGTTCCATTGTGTACTCAGCTTTTAACTGTCTAGTTTTAGCTGTTACAGTTGACTTCTCAATACTGAAAGCCATCTCAGCGAATGATGAAGAAGCTTCAGCAGTTGCTGTTGCAATACCAGTACCAGTTGTTACGCTAGTTGTAGTATCGTTCATCAAACCTGGATTTAGTGAGCCAGACATTGTACCAGTTCCAGAGAAATCTGAATCTGCTTCGTTGAATAGCGCTTCTGTGCCTGAGTTTGAAGTAAATCTGGACTTCATTGCAAAGATCAGACCAGTTGGTCCAGTCATTGGTTGAACGCCACAGATGTCGTATGCGATAAGATTAGGCATTGCTCTTCTTACCAATGAGATTAGGATTGGATCCCAGTTTGCTACAGCACTGTCACCAGTAATGTTTGCAATCTCACCGAGGAATGCTTTGTCTTCTCTCGCAGCCTTTTCTTGGTTTTCAAGGATAACAGCGGTTACCGCTTTCTTGTAAGGGTTATCTATTTTTGGTAGATCGCCATGCTCAAGAACCGGAGCCCACTTTTCCTGTAAGTTTTGCGAATTAAACATAATAGTTTATCTCTCCTTATTTCTTATTAATTTCCGTAGATATCTCTACTTTTTCCCCTACTAATAGCAGCCGCATATCTAGACATGCTATCAGACATATCAGATACTATGTTACCATCATTGGAATTTTGTTGTACTGTATCAACATTTTCTGTTGATTCAGGTGCTTTTGCTTGACCAAAATATGACTCTTTAATAGTTGCCAATTTTTTAGCATAAGCATCAGCATTTTCAAAAGATACATCTTCAGTTAAAGATTTGATCTTCTCTTTTTCAGTATCAGCTAAGCCTTCTACTGCTTGTTCAAAGATTTCGTCTTTTGTATATCCTTCGATTAACTTTTTATCTTCAATAGACTTCTCAGTCATTTCATTGATTTTAGCTTTCATTTCTTCAAGCTCTTTTTCTTTTGCTTCCAGAATGTCATACTTCTCATCTGGAACATCAATGTAATGATCTTCGAATAACTGTTTTAAACCGCCAATAAAGTCTTCAGCAATTTCTCCCTTGATACCTTTTTCGATAGCAAGTTCGTTATCAGCCATCCACTGTTCTACAATGTAGTTCAGATAGTTGTCGACCTTAGTTGTTAGTTCTTCTTTAACAGTTTCTTTTGCTTCTGATAATTCGCTAGAGTATTCACCTTCTAATCTTTCGATTTCAGATTTTACTTTTGATTTAACAGCAGCTTCAAAAATTGTTGCAGCTTTTGTTTTAAACTCTTCCGAAAGGGAATCATCGCCAGATACTAAAGCGTTAACATCATCTGATACATCAATAGATTTTACTCTTTGATCTACAGCTTCTTTAACTTTTTTCTTGTTTTCTTCATCATCATGCATTGCTTCGTCTTTTTCTTTGTCGTCACCGTGCATTGCAGCCATCACTTTACCATATGAAGCAGCGATATCTGCTTTCTTCATTTTGTTCATGCTGTCATACATTGCTTGGATCATACCTGATTTAGTTTTAGGCATTTCAGCTTCTTTAACTATTTCTTGTTCTGACTCGTCTTCCGCTTCTTCTTTCACTTTTGCCATTGGCTCTGGTGCAGCGGCACCTTTCGTAGGCGCTGAAGAATCTTTTTTCGCTTTTTTTGCGTGATCAGTTGGTGAAGATTTTGCGTCAGGACTAACTACTGCTGGTCCTCCGTCTTGTACTTCGCCATCTGCTTTTACCATAGGTTCTGCTTTACCAGATCCTTTTTTAGGTGCGTCATGCATAGCTTCTTCAACTCCCTGAGGAGTTTCAACGATATCATTCTCGTTTTTGATTTCGTTTGTCATTTGTTATATCTCTCCTAATTTCTATAGAAATTTTGCGTAAAACTATTTATCTTTTTGTGAGTTTTTGCATAAAGTTTTCAAAAGCATTTGCTTCTGCTCTAGCATTTCTCTCTCTAGTTTCACGGTTAATTTGCTCTTGGATTTCAGATACTTCCTTTTCTTTAAGTAAACCATTGTCCCATATCCATTCTTTACCTTCCATTACGCCATTGACGAATGCTTGAGGTGCTGACGGATCTGCAACAATGTCGGCAGCGGTTGCTAAGTAAAAGTCTGATTTTACATAGTTTGTACCACCCTTATTCTCCAGAGAACCCATGCCTCTAGAAGAAACTCCTAGTTGTGCGCCTTCATCTATTAATGATTTGACGATTTTACCGTAAGGTGTATCAGTAATCTTTGCTTCACCAATATAGTTACCTTTGTTATCAGGTTCTAATCTAGTAATTAAGTGTGATACTCTTTCTAAATTTACAGTTGGTCCATCAGGATGTCCTAACTCACCAAATGCTCTCTTACGACTTATAAATTCTTTTCTATAACGATTTACTTCATTTTCAAGAACTTCTTGGGGATAGACACGACCATTTCTATTTTTGATGTTCGCTTGCATAAAGATACCACGTATGTAGTGTTTCTTCGCACCATCGCCCTTGTCCTCAACAATGTATTCGCAATCGTTGATTTCTTCTCTTATTAGTTTCATTTCTTCCCCTATTCGTTAATAATATTTATCTACCGTACCTCTAAAATCACAGTATAACTGTCATTTGATACGAAGTTGTGCGTAGAAAATAAAATATCTCCTGTTGGCGAACTAGCATTATTTGCTATCTGTATCGCCGGTGTTTGTAAATCAATCGTTCCTTGACCTGACAAGAACAATGCTGACGCATTAGTTGTGCCGTCAAAGAGGATTTCAACGGACCCTTTTGGATCCGTTGTGTTGATACTATAAATTACTCTTGCAATTTTAGTAGATGATGACGCATGATTTAATGCGCTTGCGTCTACTTTCGTTACAAGACTTTCTCCTGTGCCGTCTGAGAAGTTTGTAAACTTCATAACGGTTTTAGAACCAGATACGTCTGCTATAGTTTGTGATGTAACTGTATCAGCCATTATCTTGTTTGTCCTGAAGCGTCATAACCTTTTGATTTAGTTACTTCAATTATTATTGTACCTGTTACAGCACTACCGTTGTTAATTAATATATCACCTGTTACACCAGAACTTTCTGGATTTGTAATCAATGGTTGTTTACCATGATACCCATACTCGCCACTACCGTGTAGTGATATTGCGTGATCGTTTGAACTTGCGTCAAATAGTAATTGTATATCACTTGTTGCCGCTGTTGTGTTCCATTTAATACTTCTTATGTGTAGTGTTGGGTTAGAGGAATGTCCTCTTAATGTACTTGCGTCAACACATACTACATTTGAATTAGTAGCGTTATTGATTTCAAACATTCTTACTGTTCTAGTCGCACTATCTACTAAATTTCTTGCGTTTACTATTGCCATTTTTACTCTCCTTTATATGGTTAGACCTGTTTCTCTTGAGAAATAAGTTTCAATATCTTTTGGTTGTATTCTATGTTTCTTTGCAACATCTTTCAATATCTTAGGAAACATAGTTAATACTTTTTGTGGTGTTTTTGCCATCATAGCAAAAACATCATCTACGCCTTTTTTAACTCTAGGCGATAACTTCTTATAAGTCAAAGAACGTTTGTGTTCGTCTTTTTCTTTAATCGTCAATCTCAGTTGATTGAGTGTTATCATCTGCTTCTGCCTCTGCCTGTTTGGTTAAAAAAGTTCCTGCTAAGTCTTTTCTCTTAGTGTCTAATTCTACGCCAACTTTATCAGATAGAGCAGCCTTAAATTCTTTTTCTGCTTCTACTGTATCGCCTTTGTCTAATGCGTTAATTACATTTCTAGTATTTTCAATACTCATTAAAATCCTCCGTCATCATCTTTTTTTTCATTTGGATCTGGCAACTCGCCAGATGCTATTTCACTTTTAATTTTATCTTTCTCGTCTTCTAACTCTGCGTCAGTCATTTTAAGTATTCTTTTCATTACATAATCTTTAGAGTAAACATCTCCCATCATTCCGTTTTCTTTTACGTTACGATAGATTTCCATTCTTTCTTTAAACATTTCACTTTCTTTTATCTCTGCGAAATATCCGTCATTTACATAATGATACTTAATTGATTGACTTAATGAATTATCCCAATCCTCGACAGTTACAATACCTTTGAGAATAAGTTGTGTTTTGAGTAAGTCATGAAATAAAGTGTTAAATCTATTTCTCAATCTTGAAACAAACTTAGTGAACTTTAATTCGTCACGATTTATCTCAGTTGACCTACCTAACTGTAACCCACCTGCTGCTTCACTATCTAATCTAGAATAAGGTACATTCAATGATTGAAATAATTTCTTTTGAAAGTATTTGATATCATCTATCTCACCTAGATTTGAACCACCAGGTAGTGTAGTTATTTCAGTACCTCGACCGCCTTCACGTCTAGGTAACCAAAAATCTTCTAACATACTCATATATTTTCTGTCGTCTCTAATTTCACCAGTAGAGGCGTCATATACAAGTTTGTTTCTATATCTGTTCATTACATCTTTTAGATATTGTTCTGCCTTTATTTTAGGTAGATTACCTACATCAATGTAAAAAATTCTTCTTTCAGGTGCTCTTGATATACGATAGATAACAACACTATCCTCAATCATTCGCAACTGATTAACTGGTTTGATTGCCTTATGTAAATAAGACATTATCATATTTCTTTGTTGATCTACAAGACCACTAGGACAAAATGCGATAGCGTCTTTTGCTATTTTTAAACCCTGTGTTGCACTTGCACCAGGTTGTACACCTTTTTCGTTGTAGATAAAAAATTCTTCAAATTCTATTGCACCAGGTTTTTGCACACCGCCTTGCATTTCTTTTGGGGCAAACTCTGAACCAGGTTTTGATTTAGGTGCTCTTACTTTTTTAACTTTTCTAGGATCAATATATCTTAATTCTGTGATACCTTTTTTAGTATCTTTAGGATCAATAAGTTTGTGATATACGATACGACCATCTACATACCATCTACGAAATATGTCATGACCTTTTTGTTCGAACTCTAATAAATTTATTATGCTCTTAAACTCGTCTGCTATTCTTTTTTTAATTTGTGATGAAAAAGGTACATTATCTAATGATAGTTTTACTACCTCTTGTGTGTCATCAACGACAATTGACTCATTAATAATATCTTCAATCGCCATATCACACTCTGGGTGCATTGCGATTTCTCTATATCTTCTAATTAAATCAGCTTCGTTATTTACTTTTCCTTCAATATCAAGGTAGGTACCAAAGTGACCACCACCCATAATAGTTTGCGTGCCGTCATCTGACGTTGGCGCTGTAAACGACTGTGAGTTAGGTTTTTGTTCCTTACGTTTGATCTCGAAACCAAATATTTCTGCCACTACTTTTTACTCCTTTATACTATATAGGGGGTCTCGAAAGACCCCCATTTCAACATTACGTTGTAGTGTTACTTTCCCAATATTGGTATCTCCAAGTACAGGTAAATTGTTCTAACTCAGTCGCCGGAGCGTAAGTTAATTCAATTGCCTGTAAGTCTTTTGGGAACATACCTCTAAAGGTGTAAGATTTGATTGTGTTTCCGTTTCTATCTAAGTGATCTACGAAAGCGTCAACTTGATAATCTACTGGATTTACTAAACCTTCATTGTCTGAATGATTGTTAATTCCATTTGACCATCTTTCAATTGCATTTCTGATACTAAAGTCAGTATCGTTAATGATTGTAGTTGTCCACTCTGCAAATTCTCTATCACCCGCCATATAGATATTTCTACCTCTGAAAGGAATAGTGATTTCACCTATTGTTGACGCTGGAAGGTTAGTAGCAGTACACAAGAAAGCTAAACTTTCTGTTTCACCACCTACAGCAGCAAAACCTGGAAAAGGTAAAGTTACCTTAAACTGGTTTGCTCTTGCACCTCCGCCTTTGAGTTTCGATACGAAATCAGATATATTTGCCATTTTCTATCTCCTCTCTCTATGCGCCTGCAACTTCACTAAACGCTACGCCTGAACGTGTCGCAATGAAGTTGAGTTTGATGAAGTTGATTGAACGATTTGGTTTGACAAAAATGTCTGCAACAAATTCGTTTCTATCAATTACTTCACCTGTGTTATTAGTTTCGTCACAAACTACTGAGAAGTCTGTTATACCTCTTCTACCTTGTATATCTCTTAGGAAAGGTTCTACAAGATTTCTAAATTGTGCTCTTGTGAACTCATCATTGAACTCAAAGAGTTGAAATTTAGAAGCAGTAGAAATTGCTTTCTCCATAGTGATAAACAGTCTTCTAACATTAATTCTGTCAAAAGCACTAGGTTTTGTTTGTGCCGTCTTATCTCCAAATAGAACAGTACCTTGACCAGGGAATGTTACAACTGGATTTACTCTTGCTTTGTAGAGTTCGTCTCGTTGTGTCTGGTTAGGATTGAACGCAAGTTTAACAGCGCCTCTAATTTGTCCTCTACTGAAACCAGCAGGTGAGAAGTGAGGATCTGCTACTGTGTCTGTTCTTGCACAAAGACCAGCAATGTCACCACATAATGGAACAAATCTATATACGTCATTGTATTTGTCGTATTGATATTTGTAACCACTATCGATAACAGCATAAGAACTTGATGGTAAACCATCAGCAAATGCTTTTACGTTTGCTGTTTGTGATATTGGATCTGATACATTTACTACGTCTGCTCTAGCAGGCGAGATAAATGCTACAACATCTTTTCTTGCTTCTGCAATGTCAATCACTTTAGTTGCATGTGTGTCGCCAGTTGCGTCTGCCGCTGTTGACCCACCACCTTGTGAAGGACCTGCGATTAAGAAGTTGATATCAACAGTCTCTACATCATTGAACTTATCATATGCAAGTGCCATTTCGCCTAAAGTTGGAGCGTTGTCGTCTGTTCCACCTGATAGACTTGCACTAAACACAGTTAAAGCAGCAGTGCCTTGGTTGTCAAAAGCTTGTGCAGCCTTAGTGGATGCATCTAACTTAGGTGACCCTGCGTTTGCTAAAGTTGATTCATGATCCATCCAGTAAATATACTGACTATCTCTGTACAGTACATCTACATAGAAGTTTGAATTACCTGAAGCGTCTTTTGCGTCTGAAGCTTGAGACAATCCTTCAAATGTTTCTAGAATTGAACCAGCAGTACCTGTGATACCACCATCTTCATCTATAACAGCAATGTGTAATTCATCTAGTGAAGCACCCGCTGCCGCTGCGTTATCAGTAGTTGTTGGTGCATTAGAAAAATTGAAATAATATTCCCAATGTCTTCTAACATGTGCATTATCTGCTACTGCATGTCTTAATCCGCCTGTTGAAGTTTTACCTGTTGCAGGATCAAATCTTGATATTGATAAATCATGTGTTGCGATAGCAGTTACTTTATAGTAATTGCCTGATGGAGCAGCAGTAAAGTTACCACTTATATCTCCAAACTCTAATATGTCACCAACTTGTACACCTGTACCTGCGTCTACTGTTACAGTAGTGTCGCCAATAGATTTTGCACCATTGACCAAATTACTACCGCCTAGTAAACTTCGATACGCTGTTGAGTTTGTACACATAGAGACTTTCAGGTTATTACCTGCTGTTCCTGCTTCTCTTGCCGCCCATGACCCTACTGCGGCCTGACCGGTTCCGTAATTGTCTAAGTAGTGAGTAGTATTTTTAATCTGAATACCTGTACCGCCTGAGGCAGCATTAAGGTTGCCAGTTACCGCTCTGACCACTCGAAGAGCATTTCCGTACTGTAAAAAGTTGGTTGCACTAAAAAAATATTCGAAAGTGTTAGCGTCTGGTTTCCCAAAAACTCTAACATATTCGTCTTCACTCGAAATCGTGATGATTTCATCCATTGGCCCTTTCTCAGCAACGACACCAATAGCACCAATTGAAGTTGATACTGCCGGTATTACGTTAGTGAGATCCTTTTCCGTAACCAGAACGCCCGGTGATACTAAAAAAGCCATCTTGTTTCTCCTTTTGAGTGTTTAAATTTTAATATTAAAAATTATAAAACTATTTATGAAAATCAAGTTTTACCAACCTTTCTTGTATGAAATAGGAGTCCATGTTGTTCCGTATGGGTCTTTATAAGATTCTTCACTTTGCAATCCATCTTCTATAAATCCAAAAGGTGCCATATCTTGTTCTAACATATTCTGTTGTTCATCTACAAGTCTAGATCGTATATCTTGATCTGTTAATTCTTTAAAGTAAGTCTGATTTGATAACCACGCAAACATAACTAAACATGCCACTAGATCATCATGAGAGCCTTCCTCTGCTTCGTATTTGTCTTTACCTTTTAATATATAAGTTGATAATTCTGCAATGATATCAAAGTCTTGTATGATTAGTTTATCATGTTCTATCATTGCTTTGAGATTTGAACAACCTATCTTTTTTACTGCCTTAGTTGTTCTTAATCCTAATTGAGAATTTTTACCACTAAATCCTGTGCCTGCAACCTGTCCTGATCTACCTCGTTGATTGACCATAATAAGATTATCATATTCTAAATCATATTGTAATGTGTCTGCAACTTGACCACCTATATCATTTACCTCTACTAATATTTCTGCATTATTATATGCGGTTGCGATTTTGTGTATTATCTGAGGAAAGACAAGTGGTTTAATTTCATTATTTTTATACTTTGCAACAATCTTATAAGGTATGCGTGTTGCGTCAATAACAACAAATGCCGAATTATCATTTACTGTTCCTCTTGCAACGTCAACAGTCATAACATATCTTTTATTTTTATCAGGTTTTTCATACATATCTAATCCTGCATTTGATGTTTCAGGATTAATGTGTGACATTACTCTTAACTTAGAACTATTAATAAGTGTATCGACACTACCTAAAAACTCACAATCAAACTCTGTTCTAAATTGTGCCTCACTTGTATTCTTAATTGTTTCTTCTTTCCATTTCTCATCTCTACCTGGCACCTCTGACCAATGCACATCAATGGGTATGTAACTATTTCTTTTATGTTGTGCGTCATTCCATAACTTATAAAACATGTTCATACCATGAGGTGTAGAAACTATCATTACTTTAGAACTTTTACCTGATGATATAGTAGGATAAACAGAACTAAAAAATTGTTCTGCAATATTATTAGGTACATATGCGAACTCGTCTAAGAATATAATGTTATATGAACCACCACGAACAGCACTAGAAGATGTTGCCGCAGCAAGTATTCTACTGCCGTTTTCTAATTCTAAACTACCTTTATTCCAATTGATAACTCCTTGTTGTATAAACTTAGGTAAGTTTTCATATGCAAGTTGTAATCGACCTAGTAAGTCACGAGCAATTGCTGCCTTATTGGCAAGTATTGCAATGTTAACGTTAGAATTAAATATCGCATAGTGTAATAAGTATGCAATAATAGTTGTTGATTTACCAGATTGTCTAGGTAGTTTACAAATACTAAAACGATTATTATGAAATGTATCTACCATTTCTCTTTGAAAGTTAAACATCTTGAATGGTTGTAGACCATGATCAAGTGTTACTATCTGTAAATAGTTTTCTATAAAGTAAACAGGATTATCTTGACAACGTATAAATTCTTCAACTTGTTTTTTTGTAAATTTAGTTTTCTGATTTGCTGCCTTTAGATTAGGATTACCTAGATAAGTTTTATTTTCCATTTTTCTTAATTAGTTTCTGCAACTCTGCTGTTGAACCAACAAATAGATTATTCTCAACTTTGTTAGGTCCTTTTTTAGTTTCTTCACCTAACTTCTTCATCTTTTCTTGTAATTGTAAAAGTTTCTCTGTGACTTCGCCTACATTTTTTATCAATTGACCTGCAACTTCATATGTTCTAGGATGCTCAGTCTCTTTCGCAAGTGTTAATATACCATCTATGGCGTCTTGTCCTCTTTCGACAAGATTGTACAAATTTTCTCTACTGTACTTATAGTCGTTAGTAATATCTTGGTCTTCTCTAGGCCTAGGTATTACCGGCGATACTTTTTCAACTTCAACTTTAGGTGTAATATCTAAAATTTCGTTGAGTTTATCCTCAACTTTTTTCATTACTTATCAGTACCAGAAACAGGATCATACTCTGCGGCGTCTTGAAAGAAAGAACGTTCTTCATTAAATCCAAAGTTATCATCAGCGTCTGCTGTTGTAGGTGTAGGTGTAACAACAATTCTTTGTTCTCTTTTTGCTACAGTTGTACTTGTATCTGTATATTGATCAACTTGAACTCTCTTAATAATCTTTTGATTAGTAACAGGTCCGTATAGATAAATTTTTGCTGTAAAGTTTAGAGTGTACATAATAGCACGTCTCTCTACAAAAGTACCCTCATAGGTATCTTCATATGATACATCATTTAATATAATAGGCACATCTCTTACAATATCAAGTGTAGGTATTACATTTAATGTAACTGTATAATCTGGTTGAAACGTAGGTAGTATTTGTTCGACAATCTGTAATGCGTCTTCACTATTTTTTGCCATTGCAAATAAACTAAAACCTACATTGTATGGCACAGGCATATAAGCATGTTGTAATGATTTACTATCTGCACCTTTTACTTTTTTAAATTTTTGCATCCTGTTTAACTTTCTTGTAGGATCATATTGTAGTGTAGTCATTTCAAATCCTATTCTAGGTAAAGTTAAAGCAGTTGTTGCAGGATTGTCAGCAGATCGTGCTGAGTCTTGTTCTATTCTTACTAAGAACTTTTGTTTTGGTCCATACGCCAAAGGTACTTTCATTTTTTGTATTGTTTTACCTGAACTGTTTTTACGATAAACGTATAGATCATTGAATAAAGTACCAAACGCAACAACGGTCTTTCTTATCAATTCATGGTATTGAGCATCCTTAAACATTCTTTATCTCCTATTTTCTAACATCACCAAAAGGATTTCTTTCTGAGAAATCAAATATATCATTATCTGAATCAAAGTCATCTAATCCTGCGGCGGTGTCAAACGATTTGTTATCACCGTATTTTGTATCAGACGCCAAATTTTCTGTTACGGCATCCTCAAGTATTATATATTCTAGATAGTTAGGGTCATCTTCAAGTATCACATTATCACCATCAGTTTCATCAACGATTGTATCGCCTGCTTCAGATAATAATGCTTGTATATCACCTGTAATATTTTCTGATAGTAATGCACCTGAACTTGTTGTACCACTCTCTAGAGTAATTTGATTTTCTAAAACGTCTTGCGTTATAGCGTCTAGTTTGTCATCAATATCAAGAACACCTGTCTCAACACTTTCTGAACTGTATTCCCAAGCAGAACATTTTAATTTGAAAATAGGCAGATCATTAATCTGATACATTGGATCCTCATCTTCAACATAATCTACTTGCCAAAACTTTTTAAACAAAGGCATCCATATAATGTCACCTTCTCTAGGTCTGTTTATTGATAATGTATTAGAATCATTATCTACTAGTATTTCAAATTGTCTTCTTGAAACAACAAAAGTTAATTCGTCTCTTATTTCAAGTCCAAACTTTCCTACTAAATCACCTTGACCTGCAAAACCATTTACATCTTCTACATACATTTCTATAGAGTATGCGTCTGTAAATTTATCTGTAGTATTTCCTAATATATCATCTTGCGATATATTCTCTCTTGGCATATAATAGACATCATTGCCAAAAACTTTTAATTGTTCTATGATTAAATCTTCGTATAGATTTTTTTCTGCATGTGTACCATGACTGAAATAAGTATTTCGCATAGCACTATCCTACCATATAGTTAGGTGGTAACTCATAAGAGAGTTGTATTTGTTCTTCTAGTTTTTGTATTTCTTCTAAAGCTTGTGTGTAAATTTGTTCGCCATTCATTTGCACACCGCCTAACATTGCAACACCTTGAAACTTAATTAAGTTAGATCCCCATTGTCTCTTTACTAACTGTATAAGATATTTTTTTAAAAAGATATCGTCAAATACATCTGTAAAAGTAGAACCATCTAACTTACGATAACATTCAATTACAATATAATCACCTGCTTCAACATCATGTTGCCAATCCATATCAATATATAATCTGTTTTTGTGTTGATTAAATCTTAGTGGTCTTTCTCCTACTAATATATGATCTAATAAATCTAAATGTCTTAATGTCATATCATAATGAATAATACTTGTAGATGAAAAATCATACAAGTCATTTAATCTTAATTGATATCTAACATCAAACAAATTTAATGCCGCTTTATCTGTAAAAGGAAAAATTTTTATAACTGACATAACATTTGAAGGCATAGGTATGTAATTTTTTTGTTCTTTAAAAGACGCTGTGACTGTGCTATCTGCTGTATCTGTTACGGTAGATAGTGTCTCGTCTGACCTTGCTCTTGTGATATCGTCTGCTGTAACTTGATATTTAAGATACATTCTCTCTGTACCGTCATAGTGATACTGAGCAAAATATTGTAGCGCTTCGTCTATACGATCCTCTACTTGATCATCTTCTACATTTATCTCAATAACAGGTTTACCTAATGCTCTTAGGGCGTACTGTTTAAGTGTTTCTCTTGTTGTAATCGGGTTATTCTGTGCCATGTTATAGTCCTTATTAGACTATTTATACTATCCTAATGCTATCGCTTGTGCGATTGCAAAGGATGAGGTTGCTTTTGTGTCTAATTGTGTTTGAATATTCTCTGATACACCATCTAAATATCCTATTTCAGTAGATGTAACAGCACTTACAGATACATCACCACTACCGTCTGAGACTAATGCTCTTCCGTTTGAAAGATTTTCCATCTTACTAAATGCTATAGCGGCACTAGATTTGATGTCTGCGTTTACGATATTCGTAATTGTATTGTTATCACTATCAATACTTTTGTTTGTTAAAGTATCAGTAGTTGCTTTACCTACAAGAGTATCAGTTGCATTAGGTAGTGATACCGTTCTATCTGCTGTAGGATCTACGACTGTTAATGTGGTTTCAAAACTGTCATTTGTCGCACCTTCAAAAATCATAACAGCGTCTTCAAGTAAAGTTAATGATGTGCCAATATTAGGACTTGTAAGTGTTTTATTTGTAAGTGTTTGACTTGCAGCAAGACCAACAAAACTTTCACTTTGTAACGCACTATTAAATTCTGATAAAGAACCAGTAAGTGTATTATTTGCTAAATCAATAGATTTATTTGTTAAAGTATCAGTTGTTGCCTTACCCACCAATGTATCAGTTGCATTAGGTAAAGTAACAGTACGATCAGCAGTTGGATCTGTAACTGCAAGAGTTGTTTCAAAACTATCTGCTGTGCTACCTTCGAATACGATACTTGATGAGAAAACACCTGCTGATGTTACCTCTGATAAGTTACCAGTTGTGATTACTGTACCTGAAACATTAGGAAAAGTTATTGTTCTATCTGCTGTTGGGTCTGTGACAGCAAGAGTTGTTTCAAAACTATCTGATGTTGAACCCTCGAATACAATAGTTGGACTATTGATTGTAGGTGAATTAATTGTAGGACTTGTTAATATTTTATTTGTAAATGTTTGAGAACCATCTAAAGTAGCGACAGTTGAATCTATTGCTACTGTTAAAGTATTTCCAGCACCAGAAGTATCAATACCTGTTCCACCTGCTATATCTAAAGTTTCACTATCAAGGTCAATAGATAATGCTCCTCCAGAATCACCTTGAAAGTCTAAGTCTTGAGCAGTCACTTGACTATCGACATATGCTTTAATTGCTTTTGCTGAAGCAAGAGTTGTGTCTGTTCCTGCAACACTACTTAAATCTGTATCAAGAACACCTGATTTAAGATTATCTACTTCAATATTAGATAGTGTATTGTTATCAACATCAATAGTTTTATTTGTTAATGTATCAGTAGTTGCTTTACCTATAAGAGTATCACTTGCATTTGGTAATAAAAGTGTTCTATCTGCTGTAGGATCCACAGTTGATAATGTTGTTTCAAAACTATCTGCTGTTGCACCTTCAAATACAAAAGCATTTTGAATACTAACAGTTGTAGAATCAACAGTTGTAGTTGAACCTGAAACATTTAAATTTCCTGTGACAGTCATATTGCCACCTATCGTGACATTATCAGGTAAACTTATTGTGACTGTACCTGAATCTTCTGCGACAGTCACTTCATTTGATGTACCAGCAAAAGTTAATGTGCCACCTAATGATACGGCACTTGTACTAGAACCGTCTGAAACTGTGATTGATGAATTACTTAATTTTGCATTACCTATACTGCCTGCAAGTTTAGACGCCGCAATTGAACCTGCTAACATTGTATTAGTCACTGTACCTGTATCACCAGTTGTAACAATTGTACCTGTTACGTTAGGTAGTGTTAGTGTTCTATCTGCTGTTGGGTCTGTGACTGCTAATGTTGTTTCGAAACTATCTGCTGTGCTACCTTCAAATATTAAACTGCCTGACGTAATAGACGGCGTTGTCATTTGAGGTGTCGTGATAGTAGGACTTGTTAATGTTTTGTTTGTAAGTGTTTTAGCTGTGCCAGAAAATAATGTATCTAATTGAGATAGTAAAACTCTACCCTCTGTACCACCGTCTGATAATAATATCTTATCACCTACTTCTAATGTAGCACTTTCTAAGTTAGTTGCACCATCAATATTAACAATTGCTTCTACATTACCAAACTCTATCGCACTAGCGCCTGAGTTTACTTTTAATACTTGACCTGCTGTACCTATTGATAATGCCGCACCAATACCACCATGTGCTAGAGGTACTGTATCACCAGATTGAAATTCTGCAAGACCTGTTGCTACGTTACTATCGTTAAAGACTGCTCTGATTGGTGTTTTATCTGCCATATGCTATATTTAGAATTGAAAAAGGGTAGGGTCAGCGTCTGCTAACGCACTTCCATTTGCCAATGTAAAATTCTTTGTTCCTGTAAAAACAAACTTATCATTAATGACCGCATTGAACTCAAAGTCTGTATTTTTTGTTGATAATCCTCCTAACGCACTAAAAAACGGTATAACTCTTGATACTTGACCAGCAGCACCAGATGAACCTGTTGATACAACGGCTAACTCATTTGTACCTGCTTTTGAACCTGCAGGTAATGTTGCACCTGTACCTGACAAAGCAATAGTACCAGTACCGTCTGAACTAATCGTTGCACCAGCAAGATCAATTGAATCTGATGATAAGTAAATATCTCTCCATCTTTTTGATGAACTACCTAAATCGTATGTATTTGTTGCTGCCGGTAATATATGTTCAGCGACAGCACTAAAGTCTGTTGCTACTTCACCAAAATCATATTTACCTGTTGATGAATTGTACTTTATTGCGTAATTGTTTTGTTGACTAGATGTATCAACGTCATCTAAATCTTTTAATGAACCAGCGCCACCTCCACTACTATGTGATTGTGATACTTTAATTAATTGTTTTGTTAAATTGTCTAATCGTTTTTCTAAACTCTCGATTGACGGTGGCACTCTTTTTGGTTTTTGTGCCTTTTCTATTTTATCTAATTCTTTTGTAGTTAATTCTATAATAGGAGAAACTTGTTTAATCTTACTAACTTCTACTTTTTCTTCTACCTTTTTCTTTTTTACTTCTTTTTTCTTTTTTGGTTTTTCTTGACCAGGTGTAATCTCTTTTGTATGATCAACATAATCTTGTGTGCCAATAGCATAACTTTCTTCTTTAGGCTTTGTTTCTTTTGCAAGTTGTGATAGTTGAGATAATAAACCTACCTTTTCTTCTTTGGTAGTGATGTCTTCTTTTTTCTTTTCAGGTTCTACAAGTAATTTTTGTTTTTTCTTCTTATCGCTTTTTGCTACCTCAGACAGCTCTGCTATCATGGATGCAAAAGAACTATCTTGATTTATTTTTTCTACTTTTTCTTGAACTTTTTTTTGTTCTTCTTTTTTTACTTGTGACAGTTCACTTAGTAATGAACTTAAATCAGATGAAACATCAATATTATCTTTACTCATATCTATCTCGTTACATTAGGTCTTACAATGACTGTGCCTTGTATAGGTCTAGTGACGGTACTATCTGATGCAGTAATTTCTAAATCATAAACATATCGTCCTTCTTCTAAAGCTGCAGTTTGAGTTGGAGTTAAACTTAGTGTAATTTTACCTGTAGAAGTATCAGAATCTATTGCTGTGGTAAATGCTGTTGATGAAGATGATGAATATGATTTACGAATTTGTGCCGCAGCAGTATAACCAGATAAATTTAAGATACTATCATTTTGATATACTGTTATAACTGTACTAAATGTTGCCCCTTGATCCATTGATAAATTTGCAATGGCAGCGACATTTGGTGAAGTCGTGACTGTGGTTGTTGGCATACTAAAATTCTCCTGTTCATACTATTTATGTATTTTAGTAAGTTATATTAGTATATCAATTAGTTT